CAGGATCTGTAGCTGTACTGCATATCTCACGCAAACATGGAATACTACTCGGATGAGGATGATGATTACGGGGAGATTGATTTCGATCTCGACACGAACGCGGAACCGACTAATCCTCTAGTCCCGGAAAAACACTTGGATTCACCGATCATGGTGTCGCTTCTCCATCGACTCAAGTCTGAAATGCAATTCATGCTCAGCGAACATTCGGGCATACGCGCCACGCAGTATGATATTCATCGAGTTGAAACTGTGCGCATTCATGCCCGTCGTCATCCCGAACGGATGTATTCATCCTTTACTGAACCATTGATGCAGTACGCTAAGGCTCTTGATTTTTGCAAGGTCGAGCCAGAAATTCTTGATGCCAAGCATTATCCTTTCCTGTACAAATTATGTGATACTACAGCGTACAGAATTCATAGTGATATGCGGATCGCGTTACAGGTCTTTGAGACTGAACTGGACGATTATCTTCGTTATGTGAAAGACTTGTTACCCGCTAAACAGGTGAAGAAAATGAGAAATGACATGCTATCACGGTTGGAGATTACTGATGACATTATACTCTCTGCTAAACGGGTTCAATTATGGTCGGACCTGGTTGATAAGTACCGGAAACAATATAAGAACAACCAGCATATTAAGAAAATTATACACGGACCCCTTCGAGTTGTGATATGCGATGGATTTCTTCTCCTCAAACACACACTATTAACAAGATGGCAGTTATTGACTTACGAACAACTGCAAATGATTCAAGACTGTTGCATGGCGCGACATAATGTCCAGTTAGCACTCACATTCGGATTTCATAACGGGACAAATCGGCTGGAAGCTCACGTACGTCGTGTGCTAAACTGGCAGGAGGCGGTCCTCAATGAACTCGGAAACGATGGATACGAACTGGTGAAAGCACCAGAAGCTATCTTCAAAACATGGTTGAACCAACTAACAAATGGTGATCTCTTAACGTACTCTTCGTATGAGCGAACATTGGACAAGATGCATGAAAAAGAACGGAAATTGAGAAACTCGACGGAGATAAATCAACCGCAACCACTCATTATGCGTTTCAAATATCTGACTGAACTGGTTACTGATGTAGGGGATGCCGCTGAGCTCTTCGGGCTGTCAAAATTGTCTGGGCATCCGTCGGTGTACGCCGAGAAATCAGCCCGTTCTGTTCGAACAGAAGCCGAACCTCAAGGAACCGTGCATCCATTCGCCGTAAAACAAATGACACGTATGTTCAAGCATCTCGTCCTCTCTGGGTATATCAATTATCATTCAGAGTGGCCGCCATTCGTTTGTCCTCCAAGACGCGGAACTACTCTCAGGCGTCATTATATGAATCGTGTAACAAGTTTACCCATGGGATCATACCCAATTTCTGATCTTGATGCAATACAATTTGGGAAGTTTGTCGATTACGACTACTCCGAAGATTATCTCAAATTTTTGGATGACAAGGCGATATGCCCTGGAGCAAGACAAATGAGCAAATTCTGGTTTAAGAGTGACAACGACGAACCCCGTCGGTTGTTACATAAGGTGCTACAAATGAAAGAGTTTGATACGGTGAAGATGGTAGAGCGCCTAAGACGTGGTAAGTTTAAGCCGGATGAATATGTCGTAGAATTAACTCAAAAAGAACGCGAGCTCAAGACAGCCGCACGGTGTTTCTGTAAACTCGTGTTTGAAGTCAGAACTTTTTTTACATCCACTGAATATAATCTCAAAGAACAATTCATGTCTCGCTATATGCCTCAACAAACGATGACTATGTCGAACACGGACACCAAAAAACGACTTTATAATATGGTCAAAGATGCAAGATCTCGACGTAGAACACTGCTTGAGGTAGACTTTTCTCGTTGGAACTTACGATGGAGACATACGACCGTACAACCTATCAGCTTCATCCTCGAAGATATTTTCGGCCTACCAGGAGTTTTCTCTCAGGCCCACCCATTTTTTACAAAGGCCACTATCGTTTTGACAGACAAGCATTCATTACCATTAGGTGCCGATTACAATAGACCTGTTACTGAATGGCCGACCTCGGAACTTTTATGGCGAGGTACTCATCTTGGAGGATTCGAGGGTATTCAACAGGCGCTTTGGACGATATGCACTATTGCAATGATGTATTGGGTCTTATACGACCAGCAACTATCATTCCTTATGGCTGGTCAAGGAGATAATCAAATCTTTACTATTACATTTGATGAAACTAACGAGAATATGAGTGACCAACTACGAAAACTGCTGGCGATAATGGAATTAAGGTGTAGTCTACTCAATCATGAGGTCAAACCTGATGAGTGTATTGATTCCCAGACTGTGCTAACATATAGCAAGGATATCTATGTGGAAGGGAATCATGTTCTCTATAACCTTAAATTTGCATCGCGCTCATTTCGTCGAGACGAAATAGACATTCCTTCCCTGTCCACCGAGGTGGCTGGTATTAGTGCTGTTTCAATGGCGTGCGCCGACTCAATATTGAACACACCACTCGCCATATTCTGGAAAACTTACTTGACCATAAGATTCTTCTCTTACCGGTATCGTGCTCCATTGTATGAAATAGAGAAGCCCACACTGCGACAAATCCTTTCGAATGAGCGGCTTTTCAGATTTGTTCTTCGTATTCCCGGTTCACTCGGCGGTCTACCGATTATGCAATGGACACGTTTTTTCTTGAAAGGTGAAGTCGATGATGTGTCATGGGATGTCCCAAGTGTTATGCTGTCAAAGTTTCGGGATATTCGATGGGACTTGAATCTTCTTACTCGAGGGGACTACTCTCCACAACACCCGAATCTAACCCAATTACTCTTGGACCCGCATTCATTGCCTATTAACCGTCCAAAAGATATGAAACGGTTGGTTAAGGAAGCTGTAGAGAGAAACATTCTCTCACACACAAAGAATGTGTGGTTACGGGAAATCTTCACTGATGCGACAACGTTAACTTCTGAAATCCTGCTTGAAAACCTCACTCGCGCTCGACCGCTATATCCTCAAATACTATCAGACATTTATAAACTGTCACCAAGTGGAGTGCGGGATGCAATGCTTTCCAGGTTCACTATGACACGGACTATCTCGAATCTTGTTTCAAAGAATAAGTTCTCGTACGAAATAGAAGCAGGGAATGCTCGGCTCCTTCAAACCTTGATTGATAGGTTCCACAATGCAGTGAGCATGCATGGAGAACCACAATTCGAGAAATCATGTTATCATCAATGTCAGAAGCTACGCAAGCTTTGGGGCGAACATGTTGAACACAGGAATGTCGGAACCTATAATCCACTCGACTTCAAACTCCGATTTACACGTATGCGTGAACCCATGATTTCAATGACTGCACGATGTGATTCCGATTCAACTCCAACGAAAGTACTTGGTCCCTATCCTCCCAACTTTGGCACCCGAACTAGACAAAAAGTATCTGATCACGGCTTCAAAATTGTCACATCCTCATCAACGGTTGCAGATCTTAAACGTTTAGTGCTCACATTCAGTGAGTTAGGACAAAGTGATTCTCTCTGCGCACTTATTGATAGAATTGTCGCCGCGCGGTCTCCGTGGGCTCTTCGTCAATTAGTGAATGTGTTACCTACTTCAATCGGTGGGAGTGCCCTACATCGTCATGATAAACTCAATGCGCAACCTTTCTCCATCCTTGGTTCTAGAACAATACCTACGCACCTCAATTTTTGCAGTGATCTGAGTGGAGTGTTGAGTGGGGGAGAGGATGATTACCCCATTGCCTATCAAGAGTTCTATCTAACCCTTACTAACGTGTATCAAGTACTTACTCTCCATCGCGTACTTGATAATAACTGTAATATTGGGTTTCAACTGTCAAATGATTACGAGCCACTCCCGACTGATACAGTTGAAATTGAAGGACAAATTCGGCCATTTAGGTGGGATGTTAAGCCGAATAATGCACTGTGTTATGTCAATACACTACAACTTCGAGAAATACCACTGGTCCCCGACAAGTCTGAAATTCCACGAACTGATCCGCAAGGACTAAAACCGGCTTTCATTATATACAATAGATTGATGTCTAAATACGCTGGAAATAAGAAAATTATCAGGTCGACCACTGCGGTGGTTAACTTACCTGTCGAGATTCTTGACATGAAGGAATTCAACCATTGTCCACTAAATGAACTACTGGTCGGCACATGTTACTTCATCATCACCATGAGTATTTTCACCGCTGTACGATCGTATTCACGTGATGCACACGTTTTCTTATATGGCCTGATTCTTCGACTTTCTCAAAGCTGTGCAGGGCTCCTTGCACGCCTAATGTTACATCCAAGTTTCTGCACATCCCGATTTGCAATAACTAATTCAATCCTAATTGAGCCCGGTATCGCAGGTGCTCGATCCGCGAGTGATAGTTTGGTTGGTGAATTAGCAGAGCGATGTCGTCTCATGATTTTGAGCAGGCAAATGTTAACAGAGCGTGTTCCATTGTTATTCTTCGCTGATTATGGGGTAATAGGACGACTGCAGGCAGAGGCTCATGTCACATCAATTGTATCGCAGCTTGGAGTGAATCCCAATAAAATTGGATTGACATCGTACCAAAGGTTGGTAATCCATTCAGCAAGATACAATATGTTTAAGTATGGAAATACATTAACAACAATTTGTCAAATCCTGGCTGCCGGGAGGACATTAACTGAGAACGTTCGCTCTAGAAAGTCAGGAATATCAAGTAGGAATGCGATCAGGTACTTCTACATTAATCTTACTAGTGATGAAGTAATCCGTCTCCTAAGGAAAAGGCCCCGTGAGTCACCATTACAACGTGTTGAACCAGTGAATGATCCAACCTTAATCGGTTCAATGAAAGAACTGAGGTGCCGATTTAGTAGAGACGAATCGGATGGATGCCTCCGCCCACTGCATGTTTGTCCCGAAACGACACCGGATGACAGGAAATTGGACTCCCTCTTGTCATTACTCCTTAGGCCCGATTATTTATACAGTTCGGCGATCAACATCTGGAAGCCTCTACTAAATACGATCCGGCGTTACTTGATTGGATCCACCGTGGTCTCCATTGGGGTTGGTCACGGTGCGGTGGCCTCGACTGTTATCAACTTGGGTGCATCACAGGTGTATGGTGTTGACTTGAGGTCATCCTTCCCCGCGATAACACAAAGAGAAGGAACGTACAAACCTCCAGAGGTGTTGCGAACGGGTCATAGTGAACGTTTCGAGTGGTCTGACTTTGTTGCGGAGACAGGTGGTGACTTCATCAAACACCACTCTTTGTTGAACACCATTGAGGACGCTCATGTGATCATAGTCGATATAGAACAGGATCCAGTAGAAACAATGGTTTCAATATCGAAACTCAGACCGTGTCAATTTTTGATTGCGCGATTTATTGTGTGCGACGAATGGGCGCGGTTCGTCGCAGATGCACTAGATACCACGGAGGTGTACTGTACCTCAATCCTCCCGACACACAAACGTAGTTTCGTATTTTTCAAGTATGAATTCAGGGGGTTGAATCTTAATGCAAACTATGAACGCTTACAATTCAGTCAATGTCCAAGATGGAAAAGGCGCGTGGAGAGAAGTAATGTAGCAACATGTTCTCTGATTAACAAGTGGCTACGACCAACAGGTTGCCAAATGCGATCAGCTACAATCGGCGAGTTGGCACGGATTCGGCCAATGATACAAAATTTAGCATCGAATACCGATTCAGCAATTTTGCAACAACGATTGTATGGAACATTGAGTGATATTGATGCTTTACGACAGTTTGTAGACGCAGGCGCCAACGTGAAACGGTTGAACGAGCTAGTATTGAGCAATCAGGCGCGACGAGTAGGTGCAATGTGGCTGGCTAACGATCGAACTTACAATTGGGATGAGTTAATAACGGCCTTTCTGGAGTGAATAGTATGTTTTCACAATTCTACATTCATTTAAGAAAATTTAGATTTTCTATGCGTGGACGTCACATGCTTTAACTTTAAAACGACAATGATTGTGAGACTAGTGATAGTAATGATCGTTAAATTAAGGATAACCGGCAACCCTATAACGATGCATGTTGTGAGGAGTCTTATATTCAGCGGCACAGGGCCCCCAGATACCCAGAGGTCCCTG